GAAGCCATCGCGGAACTGCGCGCGAGCGCTGCCGATCCCGGCAAGGCGCTGAAGAAGTGGGGCACGAGGCTGGAGACGTGGGCTGCCAACAGCCTCGCTCCGATCCGCGTGATGGAGGTGGCCCACAAGGGTTACCTGCCCGAGGGCATGGACAGCGACTTCAAGAGCGCCGAGATCGCAGTCAACGACAGCGGCCGCAACGAGACGCTGCTCTACTACGGCGCCGGCGCCCTCGACAACAACGGCGGCTTCCGCAACGCCCCGGGCACCATCGGCATCCGCACCATGCTGCAGAAGCTGGGCAGCGGTCAGGCGATCAGCGACTGGATGCACTACATGGCGGCGCGCCGCGCCCAGCACCTGACCACCCGGCCAAACCCGGTCAAGGTCCCGTTGAGCCCGCAGGAGATCACCGAGGGTCTGGCCAAGCGCTCGGCGCTGTTCGACGAGGTGGCGGCGGACTGGAAGCGCTTCAACGACGCCAACATCGACCTCTCGGTCGAGACCGGCACCATCAGCGCGAAGCTGGGTGCGAAGCTGAAGGCAGATGCCACCTACATCCCCTTCTACCGGGTCGACGAGAGGGTCGACGACGCCGAGGAGCTGTTCGAGACCTTCGGCAGGGACAACATGAAGTCGGGGTTCGGTGCGAAGGGCAAGCTCAACAACCCCAATCCCGGCATCATGCGGATGAAGGGCGGCGAGGTCAGGAAGATCGACAACCTCGTCGACAACATGGTGCGCAACGCCCAGCGTCAGGTCGCCGCGGCCATGCGCAACCGCGCCACCAACATGGCCGTGGACACCATGGTGCAGGCGAACTACGCGCAGGTAGTCAAGGGTTCGGCGAAGCCTCACCCCGGTGCCATCAAGACCAAGCGGGACGGCAAGGAGCGCTGGGTCATGCCGCTCGATAGCGCCGCAGAGCCGGTGTTCATCGCCCTCGCAGGCATGAAGCCCCAGCAGTTGACCGGCATCCACAAGTTCATGCAGCAGGTCGCCAGCTCCTACCGCAGCTCGATCACCCTGACGCCTCCCTTCATGATCGGCAACTTGGTCCGGGGTGTGGTCTCGACCGCGTTGCTGACCACCGGAGCGAACATCGGCCTGACCAACAACGTCTTCACCGGCGGCGCCGACAGTTGGCGGCGCGGCCCGGTGCGGCATGCCTTCACCGCCGCCACCGGCATGGGCGACTATCGCTTCGGTTCCGAGAGCGGCATCGGCGACAACGACTGGATGGTCGAGTTCGGGCTGGCCAAGCCCACCTTCACCTCGAAGTGGCGCAGGGTCATCCGCGGCCTCGAAGACCTCGGCACCGCCACCGAGCTGGGTGACCGGCTGGCGACGATGCAGTCCCTGATCGCCCGCAACGTGCGGCCGGACGAGGCGGCCTATCAGGCGCTGACGCTGGCCAACTACAATCGCAAGGGCAACAGCGCGTTCCTGCGCAACATCGTGCCGCTGATCCCCTTCCTGAACGCCCGCATTCAGGGCCTCGCGCGCCTCGGCGAAGGTGCTCTCGGCCGGTCGGGCCCGCTCGCCCGCAAGCATGCCCTCATGCAACTGGCGCTGAACGGTGCGATCCTGTGGGCGGCCTCCTCGGCTCTCTGGCTGTGGAACAACGAAGACGAGGAGCGCCGCAAGAAGTACGAGCAGGAGCCCCTGTACCGCCGCCTGAACTATCACATCATCTATTTTGGCGACTACAAGGTGCTGATCCCGAAGGCGTTCGAACTGGGGGTTCTCTTCGCCAGCACCCCCGAGATGCTGCTGGAAGCAGCACGGCAGGGTGAGACAGAGGAGCTGGGCTCCGCACTGCTCCAGACGCTGGGCAACACCTTCAGCTTCAATCCGATCCCGCAGGGCTTCAAGCCGGCGCTTGAGGCGTGGATCAACTACTCGTTCTTCACCGGCCAGCCTATCGTCAGCCAGCGCTACGAGAACGTGCTGCCTGCAGAGCAGTTCACTGCGCGCACCTCGACGATGGCGCGGAAGTTTGGAGACTGGACCGGCTGGTCGCCGCTGATGATCGACCACCTGCTCGATGGTTATGGCGCTGCCCCCACAGCGGCCCTGAGCATGGCGCTGGACGTGGCAGCCGGCGACCTTGGCCTGATCCCCAGCAGGCCAACAGGCGCCTTCGGCGACGTGCCTGTCGCCTCCAAGGTGGCAGAGAACATCTTCGGCCGCTTCTTCAAGGACAGCGATGCCGATCAGGCCAGCCGTTACATGGACGGCTTCTACGACCTGAAGAGCGCCATCACGCAGGTGCACCGTTCGGCCAAGAGCGCGGTCGACAACCGCAACATCGAGCGCGCCCGGGAGATCGTCGGGCAGGTGCCCGGCGGCGCGCCGGGTCTGGTGGCCGCCAACAGGCTGGTCAACCGGGCGTCGTCGCAGCTCACCAAGATCAACGAGGCGATCCGTCTCATCGAAGCCAGCGCCCTGACCTCGCAGCAGAAGCGGGACCGCCTCAACCCGCTGATCCACCAGCGCAACGCCCTCACCTCCGCCGTCTACCGCGCGATCCGGGACTTCGAGGGCAGGCACGGGATCGAGTTCTCGGACGTCGCATGATCGCGCTCGCCCGCCTGACCCGGCTGCGCGAGCGCATCGAGGCCGTGCGGGCCAAGAACATGGAGTTCCTGACCGGCCGCGGCCGGCCGCTCGACCCCGGCCCTTTCATCGAGAGCGTCACCGGCTTCCAGCTCGACGCGTGGCAGACCCTCTACACGACGTCGGCGCGCACCGAAGCGCTGGTGGCGATCGCTGCCTCGCGGCAGTCAGGTAAGTCGACCGTCGCCGCCGGCTTCGTGGCGTGGTGCCTGATCTTCATGCCCGGCTTCCGTTGCCTCGTGGCCTCGCGGTCGCTGCGGCAGGCCTCCTACTTCGTGATGAAGGTGCGCGCAGCGGTCCTCAGCATCATCCCGCCCGATGCCATGGTCCTCCTGAACCGCCTGTCGCTGGAGCTGCCCAACGGCTCCTTCGTCATCTCGATCCCCTGCGCCCAGCCCGACGCTGGCCGCGGCTTCGACCCGCATCTGGTGGTGATCGACGAGGCGGCCTATGCGCCCGAGGAGCTGTTCAACGCCATCTACCCGTCGGTCGCTGCCACCCGCGGCGCGGTGCATATGATCAGCTCCCCCAACGGCCGCTTCGGGCGCTTCTTCAACGCCTTCGAGGGTGACGCCAAGGACGACTACTGGACCGCCCGGGTGACCTACAAGGACTGCCCGCGGATCAGCGACGAGCAGATGCTGATCGAGCAGCGCAACATGGGCATGCTCATGTGGCGGCAGGAGTTCATGGCCGAGTTCATCGTGCCGGAGGGCGCCTTCTTCGGCGCTTCGGCTGTGATGCAGTTCGAGGAGGGGGAGGAGTTTGACCTCTCCGATCTGGAGCTGGCCGACATGGAGACCATCGTGAGCCAGACGATGCCGCTGCCGGAAGCCACCGTGGATGACCTGAGGGTCGCCTTCGACAGGGCGGACAGGGTCAAGCAAATCCTGTACGGGTAGGGTCATGAACGAGCTGGGCATCTTCAACTCTGCCGCCGAGTTGCGGTCCCGCGGCTACACCCTGCGTGACGCGCCCTTCAACATCGTCGGCTACGATCCCGCGGGGGACGGCAAGGACCGTGACAGCCTCGTGCTGGTCAGCAGGGAGGAGTGGCGACGCGGCGAGCTGTGGGACCCCGACCTGTCGGTCGAGTTCATTTTCAGGGTTCTGCTCGCCCACCGGATGGCCCCCGATCTGGAGCTGCCCGACAAGCTGGCGCAGTTGCTGGCGCTCAACCGGCAGCTCCTCGCATGGAAGACCGAAGGCAAGAGCGCCGGGCACGCCTTCACGGTCGAGACCAACGGCATCGGCTACGGCGTGCATCAGGGCATGCGGGAGAAGATCAGCAGCCCGGTGATTGGCTACACGACGATTGGCAGCGTCAGCGACAAGGCGCACCACACCCACAAGATCACCATGCCGCGGCTGCCGGCGCTCGACCTGCTGAGGGCGCTGATGGAGCTGCACCGGCTCAAGAGCGTGCGCGGCGCGCCCGGCATCGATGTCCTGATACAGGAGCTGAACGCCTTCGTGTGGCGCAAGCCCGGCCGTCCCGAGGCGATGATCGGCGCGCATGACGATCTCGTGCTGGCACTGGCGGGTGCCATCTGGATAGGCTCCAAGATCATCCCGCCGATGACCAAGCAGAAGAAGTTTCCGGGGGAGCCCGGCCGTGGTATTACACACCGCACCAGTAGCGGCCGCATGAGGCTATCCTGAGCATGGCTACGAACGTCGCGAAGCTGTCCCGCGACCCCGAGACCGGGGACATGCTCTACGAGCCGGAGGCCCAGTTTCCAGCACCGGCGGTTTCGACGCCAGCGGAGCAGGACTTCTTCGCCAACCTCGCTACTGGCATGCCGGAGCACCGGTCTTCACAGATCGGCAACATGGTGACCGAGCAGATCACCTACGACGAGCGCTCCCGCGACGAGTGGGAGGAGATCGCCGCCCGCAACATCCAGCTCCTAGGCATCGGCCCCGAGAGCAAGCCCGACGACTTCGAGTATGCCGCCAGCGACACCTCCGACCATCCCCTGCTGCTGACCGCTCTGACCCGCTTCCAGTCCAAGGCCCTCAGCGCCATGCTGCCCGGCCCCGATCAGGTCTGCCGCTTCGAGCCGGCCATGGACCTTGAGCTGATCGAGGATGAAGCAGAGCGTGAAGTGGCGCAGCAGGACACCGATGCGTCCGGTCGCCGCGTGATGAAATTCTACGCAGACTACCTGCTCAAGCAGCACCCGAGCTACGTCGAGGACACCGACCTGATCCTCTACGACTGCGGCCTGCAGGGAGCCGGCGTCCGTAAAATCTACAACGACCCGACGCGGCCGCGCCGCAAGACCCGGATCGAGCGTGCGCGCCTGCAGGACCTCATCCTCGCCTACGACACCGAGAGCTGGACCTGCGGCCGCATCACCCACCGCATCGACATGCCCACCCCGGAGCTGATCCGCTGCATCCAGACCGGGTTCTACCGGCCGGTGGACCGTCTGATCGACGGCGACGTTCCCCGCCTTGACCGGCTGACTGAGGAGCAGAACCGCATTCAGGGCCTGAGCAATGACTACATGCGCGGTGGCGAGCAGCACCGCATCTATGAGACCCACATGGAGCTGTTCCTCGACGAGGATCGCCACTCCAAGGGCTTCGCCCGCCCCTACATCGTGTCCGTCCATGCGAGGACGCAGGAGGTGTTGGCGATCCAGCGCAACTGGTCGCCGTCCGACGAGGAAGAGCAGCGCATCGAGCGCTTCGTCGCCTACCTGTTCCATCCCGGTAGCAACGCCCTGCACGGCCTCGGTCTCGGGCACCTTCTCGGCAACATCACCAAGGCGCTGCGCACCGGCCAGCGCCGCGCGCTCGACGCCGCCTACCTCGCCAACCATCCGTCGGGCTTCAAGCTCTCGCAGTGGAAGATCAGGGACGAAGGCACGCCGGTGAAGCCGGGCGAGTTCGTGGATGTCGAGGCGACGGTCGACGACATCCGCGCAGCGCTCATGCTGCACCCGTTCGAGGGTCCCAACCAAGGGCTGCTCGCCCTGATGGAGAAGATGGAGACCAACGGGCGCGAGCTCGGGGGCATCGCCTCGATCGACTTCTCGCAGCTCATGAAGGCCGGCATCGCCGCGGGCCCGGCGATGGCGGCCTACGAGGAGAGCGTCGAGTTCCAGACCGCGATCCACCGCCGCCTCTACGACGCTCAGGCGCAGGAGCTGCGGCTGATCCACGCCCGCATGCGGGAGGTGGTGACCGGCGCTACCAACTTCGGCACCAACGGTGTGTTGCAGGAGGGCGACCTCGCTTCGGTCGACATCGTGCCGTACATGAAGCCCGGTCAGGCTTCGCGGCAGCGCCAGATACTGGAGGCGCAGGCGATCTTGGACGTGGCGACGGAGGCTCCCGACGTCGTCAACAAGCGCAAGGCGGTCGAGGACTACCTGCGTGCGCTCGGCAAGCCGGACATCGACAGCTACATCCTGCCCGACCCGGCGGAGACCCCGCCCGAGCCCGCCGATCCGGTCACCGAGTACGCGGCGATCCTTGCGGGCACGCCGGTGGCGGCCGGCCAGATGCAGAACCATCAGGCTCACATCGACGCCCACGCCGCGCAGATGCGCGGACTGGCTACCAGCCAGCTCCCGATTGAGCAGGGTCAGGCCGCCATGGCGGCGATCGCCGCGCACATCGGCGAGCACATGGGGATGATGCTGCTCGTGCAGCTCGCCGCGCAGACCGGCATCCCGGTGGAGCAGTTCGGCGAGGCGATGACGCCGGAGATGGAGACGCAGGTCGCACCGATGGTCGCTCAGGCCGTCGTCGCGATCGAGGCCGAGCGCGCCGCCACCATGGCGCCGGCCGACCCGAATGCAGCTCGGGTCGAGGTCGAGAAGACCAAGCAGGCCGGCCAGCAGACGCTGGCGACGATGAAGCAGGCTCATGAGGCGGCGATGAGGGAGCTGGAGCATAAGCAGGCGATGGAGCTGCAGACGGCCAAGGATGCGGCCGCACGCGAACTGCAGGAGGTCAAGGACACGGCGGCTCGCGAGCTGCAGGAAGCCAAGGACGCGGCTGCCATGGAGCGCGAGGAAGCCGACAACGAGACGGCGATCGAGATCGCCGAGATGAAGCAGCAGGAGCCCGCCACCGACGCCACCGCGAGAGCGGGGGCCGCGGCGGGGGCCATAGCCACCACACCCCGGTTCTAGACAGAAAGGATACCTCCGATGATCAAGCAGCCGCCGGGAGGCGCTCCGATGGGCGGCCTCGATCCGCGACAGGCGATGGCCACCAAGGCGGGCATGATGCGCCAGAAGGGTGCCATGGCAGGCGCTGCGGCTGATCCGCGGGCAGCGATGGCCGCGGCGGCGCCGGAGCGGGTGCCGGGAGGCATGGTGCGGCCGGGCATGGACCCCTCACAGCGTCAGATGATGATGCGCGCGGCGATGGATCAGCAGCGCGGCGGCATGGCCGGAGGTGCTCCGGTGGAGACCCCCGCCGCGGGCGGACTGATGCGGGGCGGGATGGCTCCGTCGCCGGGTGTGGGCGCCGCGATGTCGGCGGGCATGAACAAGATGATGGGCGGCGGTGGTGCCCCCGCCGGTGCGCCGCCGGACATGGCGGCCCGCGAGGCGATGATGCAGCAGCGCATGGGCGCGATGAAGCCCCCCGGCGCCCCGATGGGCGGGGCTGCACCGGCGGCGGTGGCCCAGAAGGCGGCGATGATGAGGCAGAAGGCCCCCGCCGCGGGACTGATGCCCCGGCTGCCGAAGTAATCCTGAAAGGAGCACGACATGTCTACGATGCGCAATCCGTGGAGGTGGGGTCAGGAATACCCCCTCCATCCCGCGGCGAATGATGCGGAGCCTGTGGTCGCCGCGCCGGAGGTGAAGGCGCCACCGCCCGCCGAAAAGCCCGATCAGGACACGGTCACGAGGGTCGAGGTCGAGCATACCGTAACCGATCGGGTCGAGGTCGAGATGGTCGAGAAGGAGCCGGAGCCGGAGAAGGAGCTGGAGCCGGAGAAGGACCCGGAGCTGCCCGGGTGGCTCGGCCTCAGCACGCACGCACAGCTCGACCGCCACCTGACTGAGCGCAGGATCGATCAGCCTGACAATTGGGCCAGCATGACGGTCGCCCGGAAGAAGGCGTGGCTGGAGGAGTACCCGGGCTGATGCCAGTCGCACTGCTGAACCCCGGGGAAGAAGCGGCGGCCTGCCGCGAGATGATCGAGCAGGTCGAGAAGGCCTTCCGCGACCGGGAGAACGTGCTGATCGGAAGGCCTCTTGAACGCGAGCTGTATTTGCAGACAATAGGCGCGGTCATGGCCCTGCGCCCCCTGCATGCCGAGTTGCTGCGCACCTACAACACGAGGTTCAATCGATGACTGGTCTGGTCCTTCCCCGGCAT